TCATGCACTGCGCCGCTGAGTTCTTTGTACAGCTTCTCCCAACTGCTGTTCGCCTCTAGCTCGGGCTCCTCGTCCATGCGGTACTCCGGGTACCGCTCGAACCGGAGCTTTGCCTGCTGGTCATTCGAGTTGTGCTCGACTCCAAACGCGTACAGATCTAGGCCGTAGATGGCGATGTCCAGCACGAAGAAGCCCGGCTTAATCGTCCACGCGACTGCGTACGTGCCATCGTTACGCAGCTCAAGAGCTACGATCTGGGCTTCGTCGTTGTTGGTGTTTCCGCTGTTGTGACCTGTCGCCACAAAGATGTTGCCGTAGTCGTCGACCGTCAGGCTCTTAAGGAAGAACGACGTCGACCCCGTGCCCGTGCGCGTGTACGGCACTCCGACGCTGATGACTTGCTCGCCATCCTCGTTGACCGCGACGACTTCCCCGTTGTTGTTGAGCAGCCACGTAGTGCCGAAGCTGTCTACGTGCTTGTCGACGATGTACGCGCCGTCGCTCAGGTCAAAGTCAATGTCGGACTCCTTGACCGGAGTCTGCTGTGTCCACGTTAGAGGGTTGACGCTGCGCTGCACCTGACCAAGCGCGTCTACCTTGTAGTAGCCGTTGATCGCCTGTTTGTCGGCGTACAGGCCTAGTCCAGGCCGTTGTGATCCGCGCCGACGCCCAGTCACGATGTCGAACGAACGCATGTTGCGCTCGTCGCGACTTGTCTGCGGCATCTGGTCGGTGTAGCTATATGTCTCGGACAGCCCGGAGTACGGATACGTCAGGTCGACCATCTGTCGACGGTCTGACATCAGGGGCTGCTCGGGTGCTTCCATCAGCTAGGGCCGCTCACGCTGTTGTAGTTCCACATCATCGAGTTGACGCCGTGCTGGTACTCTGCAGCACCGTTCGCCATCGGACCCAGCACCGGCTGAGTCATCATGTCTCTCTGGCGAGCCATCGTGAACAGCGGGCCGCTGCGGATGCTGAACAGGCGCTGATTGACGTCCATCTCGCTATCGCGCTCATACCCTAGGGCGACGGCGCGCACGACTGCTAGGTACAGGCCCTCTAGCCACGTCGGCACACTGATGACGTCGTTGTCGCTGCGGATCTCCTGCCAGCCGCCGCGATAGTGGACGAGGAACACGTCGTCGCGGCTTGTCGCAGGAGTGGGCCACATCTCCAGTCGCGGGACCGGCGATCCTCCTGCGCGACCGGGGACGGTCGATTGCGTGTCAAGCCAAGTCGTGTCATCCGTCGCAGACAGATAATCTGCGTCAGGCTCCCCGGTATGCTTGGCGTAGATATTAAACCTACCCGCCACTGACGCGTCTAGCTTTGCGTAGAACGTCAGTTCACCAATGCTGTTGATCAGGTCGACTAGCTCTGCAGCGTTTGCGACCTGATCAGCCGCATGAGATTTGAACGCCCATGTGTTGCCCTGGAAGAACGTCGTAACGGCTCCGCCCACAAACTTGTAGTCGGTGCTGCCGTCTGAGACGGTCAAACCCTCGGTGTAGGTTGTCGATACGGTGTTCCCGTTGAACCGGAACTGGATCCGAGTCGGCGTAGCACGCGGCACCCAAGCGAGCGCTGCCCAGTACTCCAGGCTGCTGCTGATGGTCGTGCCGCGCTTCTGAGCGACCTCTTGCAGCGTAGTCAGGTGGATGCCTGCGTTGATGGCATCAGTGGCCACCAGAGCGACGATCTCGCGAAGGTCCTCTGGCAGCCACATATAGTCCTGACCAGCTGTCAGGCTCAGAGTGCTCTGAGCCTGCTCAAGCCACCGCCAGGGGTGCATAGACACCACGAAGTTGCCCGCGTCGTTCAGGATGCGAAGCCCACCAACGGTAGGCATTTGATCCGTACTGAGCGCGTGCCGGACGTGGTCCAGCGCTTCCCTGGCGGTGACAGTCATCAGCCCACTTGGTAACGGGCCTGCAGGCCGTCCCAGGAGATGTAGCCATCGTCTGAGGTACCAGTGGTGGCTTGGTTAGCCGAAGCCAGCACCACCTCTCCAGTCGCGGCCTTGACAACCGCGTTGCTGCCACCGGCTACGTTGCGACGCGTCAGCTTGTCACCGACCGCAATGTTGCCTGCGCCAGTGTTGCTCAGGATAGCGTAGACGACGCCCTTAAGCACAAAGGTGACCTGCTCTCCGACAGTGCCGCTTTCGGTAGCAATGCCCCACACAAGGTTCTGAGACTTGTTGTCGAGCAACACATAGCTACGGTGCTCAAGTGCGCCAGTAGCTGCGTTGACACTGAAAGCAGAGCATTGTCCTTTAGTGACAGCTGCAGCTAGCTCAGTACGGATGAGAAGTTGGCCGGATTCAGTAACCGGGCCCTGAATAGCTTTCATCATGGTAATAGGCTCCTAAAATCAGGCGGGGATAACGGAAGTGGGAAGGATGCCGACAGGGGCGATGATGCCCTGACGCTGACGGCTACGGCAGATGAAGTTGTGCCAGCAGTCCACGGGCATGACCGTGGTGAACGGCTGGTTCGGGTGCTTCATCGTCGGGTGCTGGTAGAAGTAGCGCGTCGTGTGGAACACGAACTTCAGGTAGTTAGCGTTGATGAAGTAGTAGCGAGGACCGGAGTCGTTTGCAGCCGTAGTCTCCGTCTTCGTGCCAGTACTGTCATAATCGTCGCCGTAGATACCGGCGGTATCCAGCGACGCGACATACTCCAGATCGACACCAGCGTACTGAGGCTTCATGTAGCTGGGGTCCTGACGGCTGCCGGTAACGAAGGTGTCCTGCGAGGCCCGCAGAGCGGCGACATACGCGCGCTGACCGCGACGCGAGGTCGCAATGAACATCGCGTTGAGGCTAGGGTTCTCAAAGTACTCCTGATGGGACGGGGGCGGCTGGAACTGCACATCCATGTACAGCGCGTCGAACGCCGCAAACAGCTTGTCAGACAGCAGATCGAGAGAGGTCGAACCAGCAGCGTCGTAGGTCGCGGTTTGGTTACGCCACTTCGTCTCGGCAGTCGGGTTGATGTTCTGGATCACGTTGCCAGCGCCGAACGACGCGCCGTTTCCAGCGCCGGTAATGAAGACAGGCAGGCTGTAAGGCTTGGTGCCCGAAGTGCCCTCCATGTCGGCGCTCGAAGGCGCGGCGAACAGGCTGTCCTCCATGCCGTTAAACAGCGAGGTCCAGAGACGCTGCTCCTTGGACCGCTTGATCGTCTTGTACGTCTGGTGACGGGCGTTGCGGCCCTGACCACCGACGTTCAGCTCGATCTCGTGATCGGTCCAGCTCATGTGGTCGACGCTGAAGCGCCAGTCGATCTCCCACTGGTCCAGCACCTGAGGGTTCGACCAAGCGAACGTCTCGTTGGGCTGGTAGTACTGGAAGGTCGACTTCTCGTCGAACAGGATCGAGTCCTTAATCGTCGAGCCACCTTGCAGGGTCTCGGAGGGTCCCTTGCCGCGCATGAAGCGGCGCAGGAGGTAGTTGTTCTTCACCGCCTCGTTGACGATGTCGTCAGCGCCGGTCAGGAATGCCGGACCGGTGCTGTCCATGAAGTCGTTGAAAGTGTCAAGTGCAGAGCCCATCTCTGGTTCTCCTTATCGTCGGCCAATAGCGCGAGCCCGTTGGTATCTGTCGGGATCGTCGCTCTCGAGAATTTTAAGAACTGCGTCCTCTCGCTCCGAGGGAGACGAGTATTGCTGCTGAGGAGTCGTAGGTCGCGGTCGCACCTCGGGTTGCCCCTTGGAGCGATATCCGTTCAGGCTGCGCTTAGCCTCCTGCGTGGACTCCTTGATCTCCCCTCGGAACTCAAGAAGCACGGCCTCTTCCATAAGGTCACGCACAGACTTGTCCGGCTCTTCCTGAGCCAGCTTGTCCATGCGATCCAGAACCCGGTTGAACTCCTCACTGCGGACGTCTTGCACCTGGGGGTACTCAGATTGCAGTTCAGAACGGGCGCGATCGACCTCCTGGCGAACCAGAGCGGCCTGCACGCTTTGAAGCGCTTGCTGCTGCTGTTGCACCAGCTTGCGCATCGGCTCGACGCTAGACTGCTGGAATTGACGCAGCAGGTCTTTGCCTGCATCGTCCAGACCGAGGTAGTCGCTCAGAGAGTCAAGGTGTTGCGTATCAGCTTCGGGTAGGTCCGAGGTGGGCTCTGCTTGCTGGCCTTCCTCAGAGTCCTCAGCTTCCGTGT